TGTCCACGCATTTCTTGAAATCGTGTCCACAAATCTTTTAGGTCTGCTGGTACGTGGTAAATCATTTGTTCACGCAATTCAACTTCCATCTGTTCAAGTCTGGAACGAATCAATACACGTTGTAAGGCTCTACGGCTTAGTGATACATCACCGATATAAACTTCTTTGGACTTCTTTTCTTCCTCATAGAACAATTCCTCAATCTTGTCCATAGCATCAAAGAATGTTCCCAATTGGTCTCCAATGACGGACATAACATCATTCGGATCCTTCTCAATATTTGCTCTTACTTCTTTTTTCTTTTGTTCGAACTGTTGACGTTGTTCTTTGGTAGCTGGTTTGCCTTCATGTTGCTTACTGAATTGCTTGTCCAAATCGTCAAGCACACCCTTCACATCACCGGCTGCGCTTTTGATATCTTTGTAGAGTTGGCAACCTTTCTTTATGGCTGCCACAGCCCCATTTGCAAGGGCCAGGAGGGTTAACGGATCCATCTTTTATACCATTTTTGTATTGACTTTATGACAAAACAATGATATACTACGATCTCAAAACACACTATATACTTATTTATGTGGTATTCTTCTGTCTATCCCATAACTCATAAAGGTTTTTATTATGACTATAATTGTACTTAAATTAATCACCCACGAAGAAATCCTAGGAGAAATTAAATCCGAAACACCAACAACATATACCATATGTAATCCAGTAGGAATCGCTGTGGTGCGTGGCCAGGACGGTCAACCTAATGTCGGTTTTGCACCTTTTCCTATGCACGCTCCACAAATTAAAAATTCAACTATTGACATTGACAAGAAGAATGTAGTATACTACTATGTTCCTGCTGAAGATTTTATTGATAACTACAATCAAATTTTTGGTTCAGGTATCATTCTTCCAAACAAACAAATACTCAAAGGTTAATGGCTAATTTCTATACAAACGTTCAATCTATTGGTGGTAAAATTCTTTATCGTGGTATCAAAGACGGTAAACGAATCAAACTAAAGATTGATTATGAACCACAATTGTATCTTCCTGCTCGCCGTGGTAATGGTACACACAAATCCCTTGATGGTATAGACCTTGTACCAAAACGATTCGATGGCATCCGTGAAGCAAGAGACTATGTAAAACAATTCGAAGATGTTGCTGGTGGTACAAAAATCTATGGTAACACCAGATTTGAATATGCATTTATCGCAGAACAACATACCGAAATGGTTGATTGGGATGCTGATAAAGTTTCTGTTGGTGTAATTGATATTGAGGTTGGTTCAGAGAATGGTTTTCCAGACCCATATCTGGCCAACGAACCAATCACCGCAATTGCCATAACCTATCTAAATGGCATGACCCATGTTTTTGCCTGCGGTGATTACAATAATTATGACGATAATGTAACATACGTAAAATGCAGAGATGAATGGTCTCTTTGCAAAAGATTCTTGGAATTGTGGTCACACAATACACCAGATGTTATCACTGGTTGGAACACCAAGTTCTTTGATATTCCATATCTTGTGAATCGTTTTCGTAAGATTCTTGGTGAAGATGAAGCTAGAAAATTATCTCCGTGGAACTTTATCACAGAACGAAAAACCAATATCAATGGCCGACAATTGATTGCATACAGTCTTGTTGGTGTTGAATCACTTGATTACATTGAATTGTATAAATGGTATGCACCTGGCGGCAAGTCACAAGAATCGTATCGGTTGGATAACATTGCACAAGTAGAACTTGGTGAAGGTAAAATCTCATATGATGAGTTCGATAACCTTCATGCATTGTATCGCCTCAACTTCCAAAAGTTTATTGAATACAACATCAAAGACGTTAAGTTGATTATAAAATTGGAAGACAAACTTAAGCTTTTGGAATTGGCCTTGACACTTGCATATGACACCAAGTGTAACTATGAAGATGTATTTGCACAAACACGTATGTGGGATGCACTAACATATTCGTATCTGTTGAATCGTGGTATCATTGTACCACCCCGTGAAGTACAAGATAAAGATGCGGCCTTTGAGGGTGCGTATGTAAAAGACCCACAAGTTGGTATGCACAATTGGGTTGCATCGTTTGACTTGAATAGTTTGTATCCACATTTGATGATGCAGTACAACATTTCACCAGAAACGCTGATTGAACCGGAAAGATATACACCAGAAATGCGTGAGATACTTTCACAAGGCGTATCTGTCGATAAACTCTTGAAAAGACAAATTGACATTTCAAGCTTGAAAGATGCAACTATTACACCAAACGGACAATTCTTTCGCACAGATAAGATTGGTTTCTTACCTGCAATGATGGAAGAGATGTATCAAGACCGTAAAAAGTTTAAGAAGATGATGCTGACTGCTCAACAGGAGTATGAAAATGAAAAAGACGAATCCAAAAAATACGAAATTGACAAACGTGTGGCTAGATTTAATAACCTACAACTCGCAAAGAAAGTATCCCTCAACTCTGCCTACGGCGCTTTGGGAAGCCAGTATTTTAGGTTTTATGACCTACGCATGGCTCTGGGAGTTACAACAGCAGGCCAACTATCAATCAAATGGATTGAAGCAAAAATCAACCAGTACATGAATAAGCTTTTGTCCACAGACAATGTGGACTATGTGATTGCATCAGACACCGATTCTATTTACCTACGCCTTGGTGATTTGGTTAACAAGGTCTATGGTGTTGATGGTGTTGTTAAAATGCCGGCACAAAAAGTTATTGAATTCATGGACAAAGTTTGTGAAGATAGATTACAACCACACATTGATAAATCATACCAAGAGTTGGCAGATTATGTTCATGCATTTGCACAAAAAATGCAGATGAAACGTGAAGGTCTTTCTGATAAAGGTGTGTGGACTGCCAAGAAGCGTTATATTCTAAATGTGTATAACAATGAAGGTGTGCAGTATGCTGAACCACACATGAAGGTGATGGGTTTGGAAATGATTAAATCATCCACACCATCTGCCATTCGTGAGAAGATGAAATTGTCTATTAAGTTGATGATGACTGGTACAGAACAAGAGGTGCAAGACTTTATTGCCAAGTTCAGGCAGGAGTTTAAAACATTGCCTGCGGAAGAAATATCTTTCCCTAGAGGATTGAATGGGCTAAATACTTATTCCGATCCAGTAATGTTGTTCAAAAAAGGCACACCAATCCATGTTCGTGGTGCGATTGTGTACAATCATTACCTAAAACAAAAAGATTTGACTAAGAAATACCCACTGATTCAAGAAGGTGAAAAACTCAAATTTACCTATCTGAAAATGCCAAATCATTTCAAGAATGATGTGATTTCTTTTCCATCAAGAATACCAAAAGAGTTTGAGCTTGACAACTACATCGACTATGATGTACAATTCGACAAGGCATTTCTGGAACCAATCAGTGTAATTTTACGTTGCATGAATTGGTCGGCTGAAAAAACAAATTCATTAGAGGACTTTTTTACATGATTTTCCTAACATTCCTGACAGCCATGGCGCTGTCGGGAGTTGCTGCTTATTATTCTGTCATTGGATTGGCAGCAATATTTCCAGGTTCGTTTTGGCCTGTTGTTCTTATGGGTTCTGTACTTGAAGGTGCAAAACTGGTAACTGTTTCTTGGTTGTATCGTAATTGGAAAGAAATTCCAATACTGATGAAATCATATCTGGTTACAGCCTGTTTCATTTTGATGCTTATTACATCAATGGGCATTTTTGGTTATTTGTCAAAGGCACACCTGGAACATTCTTCTGATGCTGCACCATTGGTAAATAAAATTGCACTCATTGATGAAAAGATAAAAGTATCTAAGGAGAATGTTGATGTTAATCGCAAGGCACTCAAACAGATGGATGAGGCTGTGGACCAAGTTATGGGTCGCTCAAGTGATGAAAAGGGTGCCGAGAAAGCAGTGGTTATCCGTAGAGGGCAACAAAAGGAACGTGGAAGAATCCTTGCTGAAATCGAAACCGAACAGAAAAAAATTGGCAGCCTTAATGAGGAACGGATGCCTATGGCCACAGAAGCTCAGAAGACCGCTGCTGACTTAGGACCAATTAAATATGTTGCAGAATTAATTTATGGTTCTGGTGATGCGGATGTGGTAGACAAAGCAGTTCGCCTGGTAATCATGTTAATCATGGTTGTATTTGACCCGTTAGCTGTGTTATTATTGATTGCAGCAAACATGTCGATGCAAGATAGGCGTGTAAAGGAAATTGTACAAAAGCCAAATGAAGAATTGCCGCCTGCACCACCAATCAAAGAAGAATTGGTAGAAGAACCTGAATCAAAAAAGGAAGAAACTGTAGAGATTAGAAAAGACAACATGATTATAATTGATGAAGCCACTGGTGAATCAATACCGCCAATTACTTCATCTGAACATCAACTACCCAAAAAATTGGAACCTAAGTATGATTATGATGAACCATATTCGTTTCGTGAAAAAGGAAAATAAATGAGCATTCTCGACAAAATTAAAAAGAACAGCAGTATCAAAGATTCTGCCATCTTATCAAAATCAAAATTCTTTAATGATAAAGATATGATTCCAACCGCAGTGCCAATCATTAACGTGGCACTTTCTGGTAAGTTAGACGGTGGTCTAACACCAGGTCTTACAATGTGGGCCGGTCCATCTAAACACTTTAAGACAGCATTCAGTTTATTGATGGCCAAATCTTACTTGGACAAATATCCAGATGCAGCACTCCTATTCTACGATTCAGAGTTTGGTACTCCGCAGTCTTATTTTGACAGTTTTGGTATTGACACAGAGCGGGTGCTCCATACTCCTCTTACAGATATTGAACAACTCAAGTTCGACATAATGGCTCAATTGACACAACTTGAGCGTGGTGATAAATTGATTATCGTCATTGATTCAATTGGCAACTTAGCATCAAAGAAAGAAGTTGAAGATGCTTTGGCTGAAAAATCAGTTGCTGATATGTCTAGAGCAAAACAAGTCAAGTCTTTGTTCCGTATGGTAACACCACACTTGTCTTTAAAAGATATTCCAATGGTTGTTGTTAATCACACATACATGGAAATTGGAATGTTCCCGAAAGCAATCGTTGGTGGTGGTACTGGTTCATACTACTCTGCTGATAATATTTTCATCATCGGTCGCCAACAAGAAAAAGACGGTACAGAAGTTACCGGTTACAATTTTATTATTAACGTAGAGAAAAGTAGATATGTCAAAGAAAAATCTAAGATACCTGTTAGCGTATCTTTTGACGGTGGTATTAGCACTTGGTCTGGTTTGCTCGACCTTGCTTTGGAATCCAAGCATGTGGTCAAACCAAAGAATGGTTGGTACCAACGTGTTGATTCTGACGGTGTGATTGAAGAAAAGAATTACCGTGAAAAAGAAACTGACACTAAAGATTTCTGGATGCCTATTCTTAAACAGAAATCTTTCCGTGATTTTGTTGAGAACAAATATCGTGTAGCAGCCGGTGAAATTATGACAAGCAACATTGACGAAACATTCGATGTTGAAACTATGAATGGTGCATGATGATAGAAGGTATTGATTATTGCTTCATCTATCCAAAAGATGACAAGTCTTCCGTTCATATTAAATTTTTGGATGGACCATACAAAGATACCATCTTCAAGTATGGTAAGGTAAAGTTCAAAGAAGAAAATGAACAAGTCTATTTACTTTTTGCTTACGATGTGTTAGAATCGACAGTCAAGAAGCCAGCCAAACTGGAAAAAGATGGCGACTTTAAAAATTATATTGGTGACTTATTGGTAGAAATAATGTCATCTAACATGGAACAGGAAGTGGTTGATGAAACTGGAACAGACGATCTTAAAGAATCTAATTTATAATGAAGAATATCTACGCAAGGTTTTGCCATTCTTAAAATCGGAATATTTTACAGACAGAACAGATAAGACATTATACCATGAAATTGCATCGTTCACAGAAACTTACAATTCTTCACCAACGATTGAAGCGCTTGTATTGGCCGTCAAAGAGAGGCGTAACCTCACAGATGATGAAGTGGAGAAGTGTGAAACTTATCTCCAAGAAATTGCAAAAACTAAGGATGAAGAATCCAAGGTTCAATGGCTTACTGACAAAACCGAACAATTCTGTCAAGAGAAAGCGATATACAATGCAGTACTGGGGGCTATTTCCATACTTGACGGGAAAGACAAGACCCAAGACAAAGGTGCGATTCCCAAGGTATTATCGGACGCTCTGGCTGTAAGTTTCGACAATTCAGTTGGCCATGACTATCTAGAAAACTCGGAAGAACGATATGAATTCTACCACCGTAAAGAAGAACGAATCCCCTTTGATTTGGATTTCTTTAACAAGATCACAAAAGGTGGTCTACCTACTAAAACGCTTAATATCGCTCTTGCCGGAACTGGCGTGGGAAAAAGTTTGTTCATGTGCCATGTGGCTGCGGGCTGTATGGTACAAGGTAAGAATGTACTTTACATTACCCTTGAAATGGCTGAAGAAAAGATTGCAGAAAGAATAGATGCAAATCTATTGAATGTTACGGTTGATGATCTAGTAAATTTACCGAAAGAAATGTATGATAAGAAGATTGCTAAGCTCCGTGAAAAAACTGTTGGAAAACTCATCATTAAAGAGTATCCTACAGCATCTGCGAGCACCACTCATTTTCGCACCCTACTCAACGAGCTCAATCTTAAAAAGTCTTTTGTTCCTGATATTATCTTTATTGATTATCTTAACATTTGTTGCAGTGCTAGAGTTAAAGCTGGTGCTAACGTCAACAGTTACACCTATGTTAAGGCTATTGCCGAAGAGCTGCGTGGACTTGCAGTTGAATACGGAGTACCAATTGTATCTGCAACACAAACAACAAGAAGTGGTTTTACTTCATCCGACCCAGGACTTGAGGACACAAGTGAGAGTTTTGGTCTGCCAGCAACCGCAGACTTGATGTTTGCTTTGATTTCTTCCGAAGAATTGGAGGAACTTGGTCAGATTATGGTCAAACAGTTGAAGAATCGTTACTCTGATCCAACAATGTACAAGAGATTTACCTTGGGTATTGACAGAGCGAAGATGCGCCTGTATGATGTGGATCAATCTGGTCAAAATGGCATCACTGATTCCGGTCAACCAGATAAACCACTCAACACATTTGGCAACAGAGAAAAACCACAAAAGAAATCATTTGATGGATTTAAAGTATGAATTTAACCAAAGATGATGCATTACATTGTGCCAAAGTATTTCAAGATTACTTTGGTAACTTTCATCGTGTCGATGATTATATGCGTGACCAAAAATTGGCATCTTTGTCTGGTCTATCTTCCAATCCTTTGTTTCCATTAGAAGATGATTTATTCTCAGACTTCACAATGCATCCAAATGATATGGATTTTGAAGTACTAGAAATACCACAAGAGACTTGGGAAACATTACTCAATATTACCAGTTCACATATCAACATTTCACCAGTCGGCCGTCAGATAAGATTGGCCGTCAAAGAGAAGAACACAGGAAAGTTCGTTGGATTCATTCGATTAGGTTCACCTGTAATCAACATGAAACCACGCAATGAAATGCTTGGCCAAGTGTTTACACAGAAACCGGAATGGTCCAAACGATTCAATGGGTCTACAATGATGGGTTTTGTGATTGTACCAGCGCAACCTTTCGGTTTCAATTACCTTGGCGGAAAGTTACTTGCAGGTATATGTACCTCGCATGAGGTCCGTGAGATTGCAAACAAAAAGTATGGTATGAATCTATGTCTGTTTGAGACTACCAGTTTGTACGGAAGTTCTAAGACTGTATCACAATATGATGGTATGAAACCATACATTCGATATAAAGGTTTGACTGATAGTGATTTTATTCCCATGATGCATGGTAAACCTTATGAAGATTTACGCAACTTTGTGGAAGATAAGGTCGGTGACATTGTTGATGAAGATGTTTCAAGTAAGAAGTTAAAGACCACCATGAGGATTATAGCTTTAACTAAATCTGCACTTAAAGGCCAACCTGAAGGGGCATCATTCATGGAAACGATTGT